CTTATGACTGTGTTGGAGTTTCGGTGATATTTGTGTTGATCTTTGTTTTGCTCATCTAATTTGATCTAATGTTACTATGTGACATTGGTTCTTTCGTTATTTGAGTATTGTGAAGTTTTTGCAATATATCGCTATTACATACGTTCGGATTCGATAATGTCCATATTTCGTTCGGAATCGTTAATGTCCACAAAATAAACTAAAAATGTATTATATTTTGTATATTAGAATTGACTTGTATTAAATATTGTATAATAAACTTTTGGTGTTCACTAATCATCTTTGACACTATTTTAATCAAGGAGGATTTGAAGCTGTAATCGACAGCAGTCAGGCTTATCTTATAGCTCTGCGTGCATTCAGACCCAAATGTACCGGTCGTTAGGTGAAGTAAGACCTTTCAAACTTCGGGGACGCCTTCGGGTAGGACCCAACCTCAAACGAAGCTCATTAGCAGACGGCCTGCGTTTAAGTTCATGGGGGCTCATTACCCTCCTTCGGACTGGTTCCGGGGGAACATGGCTTGTACGTATGGTGACGCTGTACACTGACTGCGGCTCTCAACGCTGGAGAAGTACCGCGGGAGGAAGTGTGGAATAAACCCTTCGGGGAATACGCCTCTTGTGCTGCCTTCATAAGTTTCTACTTACGACAGCGTAGGTGGAGACTTGTGACAGAGGAATGTATTATTCAGAATCTGTCATGAGTTTTTTCACCCCCTTTGAAATGATGGAATGGGAAATCGCGGAGGAATTTGCAATCTATGATGAAATATTGGATGGAATGGAGGAACCGAGCATATTGGACGAATTAGAACAATTCGCCGACCAGCATAACACTGATAAAATGGCCCATAAAACCCAACTACTCAACGTTCTTGTTGAGTTGAGGTATACAGTACGTTTGATGCGCAACACTCGCATCTATGAATGGGCACATGAAGCTTTCATGCCTCATGCTGGTTCGGAAATGAGTCCAAAGAAAGCAGCTCAGGACAAATATTTGCGGAAGAAAAAGGATTCAGGCCGCTTTAATAAAAAGGAGGAAAAGAATCGGAAGATGAAGGAAAGGAAAAAATTGTTGGAAAAATTTGGAAAAACAATGGAAAACCGTCCACATGGATTCTCTGAATCCACTGCCGCCCAATTTGTAGGGGACCTTAGTAAGTATTTAGGTTCCTTTGAAGGGCAAGAAGCGGATGATATTATCAGGCACGCAGAAAATGTTTGCGTGCTCGCTTATGGATTGGTTCGATCACGAAGTATTTCAGATGTCGTGATCTCCCTGGTCTCTTACATGAAATTTTATATGAAATCTAGTTTCACTGTCATAGTTTCGAACATTATTTCTGTGTTCGCACAGAAACCTGTTCATGACGTTACATCACAAGAAGTCTCTGACTTCCTTGATGAAACTGAAGCTTTTGACATGGACGTCCCTCATGCACTATCAGGCAGGGACATTCTGGATTCATGGGAATTATTGAAGACCAATGCTATTTTCAAGAAAATCTCTTTCTTGATTACAGCAGCAATGTCCAGTTCCATATGTCGAATTAAGGAAGTTAAATTCGATATTGCAGGAATCCCCTTGATCGCTTTCGAAGCGATGAAGACACAACTCAAGGCGTCTGATCTTATTGATGCCTTGATTCAAACATTTGTCTGGGTTTCTGAAACTGGATGGGCTTGTTTGAAGGAAAAATCACTAGCCCCCATACTTTACCAGGACCAACGTATCAAGGAATATACAGAAAAATGCAATATTGTCGTGGCTTACGCCTCGACAGCCATGGCAGGAAACCTTGATAATCAATGCCCAACACCAGATTTGGCAAGCTATGAAAGATTGCTAGATCAATGTCTTAAAATGACTGGTGATATACAGCGGGTGACGTCGTCACCTGGTGTTCGTGAGGTATTGCAGCATAAATATGCTGCTTTGGTCCAAATCAAAGCTGACGTGGTCAATAAGCGACGAAATACCGCTTTCCGCTTCGCACCAATTGGCTTCAGCATTTACGGAGAATCGAGTATTGGGAAGTCCGACATTTCACTTTTGACGATGAAAACGTCGTTGAGTGCTATGGACTTCAGTGATGCACAGGAAGGGTTGGTCACTCTCAATGAATCTGATAAATTTGACAGTACGTATACGTCGGATGTTGTCGGAGTATTTATTGATGACGCAAACAATGCAAGTTCAAAATTTGTGGAAAAGTCTCCCACTCAAAAATACATTCAGTTTTTCAACAATGTTGCCGCACAAGCTGTGAAAGCGGAACTCAACGAAAAAGGATGTGTTTTTATTGATTTTAAGTGTGGAGTTTTGACAACGAATACGAAGACTCTCGGCGCACAATATTATAGTAACTATCCTGTTGCTGTATTGCGTCGATTCTTCCATGTTACTGCAATCGTCAACCCGACCTATCGCGTTCCGAATGGGACGAGTCTTAATGTTAATCATCCAGCTATCCTCAATGCGCCTCCTGGCACATTTGTGGACGTTTGGTTATTCGACATTGAGGAAGTCGTTCCGAATGGGACCGCCATGGGACAATTTCAACCAGTTGTATTAGATTTCAATGACGGGAATGGATCAGTTCCCTGTTCACAACTTAATTTGGCGAAATATTTAGCAGCTATTACTATGTTGTCTGCTGAACATAAAACACGACAAACTCGACAAGTTACACGAGCTTCTCAGTTGGAATCTATGCGCTGTTGTCAGGGTTGTAATATGATACAGCAATTCTGTCAATGCCCACAATTCACCCCACGACCACAAGCATTTGTGGAATCGTGCGCTACTTACGTAGTAAGAACTTTCTTTAATGAGGTTTTCAAGCGCGTTTTCACATTTTGTAGCCCTTTTCTCTCGGGAATGATTTATTCACAAGCACGCC